ACCCGTAAGCCTAAACAGCGTAAGCGTATGAAAAGTAACGAGTTTGTCTCCTCTGTGAGAGGATTGACAGATGTCGTTTACAAGACAGTTTCACGGCACTGCTTCGACTGTAGCGGTAAGGGCAGGTACTCGCCTCTCAAGAAGGACGGTACACGGGGTAAGGCTGTGCGGATTTGTAAATCTTGTAAAGGTGAAGGTGTCACATACGAGTCCACGGGAGAGGTGGCCGGATTTAAGTTGTTGCCCCGCAACCCTATGGATGTAGCATCAGCGGGTTTTAAGACAGACAAGGAAACATTATCAGAACGGCTCGATGATCTGTCCGGTGCTGGACGCTCGTTCGCCGAAGCGTATGTTCGCTACAATGCTCTGCGTACCTACATCAGCACCTTTGTCGATGGTATGGAGAACAATGTTGACGGAGAAGGCTTCATCCATCCGGAGTTCATGCAGTGTGTTACGGCGACAGGACGACTGTCGTCCCGTAAGCCTAACTTCCAAAACATGCCCCGTGGTTCTACCTTTGAGATACGCAAGGTAGTAGAGAGTCGCTTTGAGAACGGCTACATTATGGAAGGGGACTACTCGCAGTTGGAGTTCAGGGTGGCTGGCTTCTTGGCCAAAGATGAACAGGCATATCAAGATGTGATCGACAGCGTTGATGTACACAGTTACACGGCTGACATCATTGGTTGCACCAGACAGCAAGCAAAAGCGCACACCTTCAAGCCTTTGTACGGCGGTGTCACAGGTACGCCAGATCAACAGCGGTACTACCGTGCCTTCAAAGAAAAGTACAGTGGTGTTACGGAGTGGCACGAAGAGTTGCAAAAGGAAGCCGTAAGCAAAAGGGAGATCACCCTTCCTTCTGGCCGACAGTATGCCTTTCCCGATGCCCGCTGGACAGAGTGGGGCACAGCAACCAATCGCACCGCCATATGCAACTATCCCGTTCAGGGTTTTGCTACAGCCGATCTGTTGCCCACGGCACTTGTCCGGCTACAGGCTCTGATAGAAGAAAATAAACTGAAGTCACTTATTTGCAACACCGTGCACGACTCTATAGTGATGGATGTACATCCGGATGAAAAAGACATTTGTGTCAATCTGATGAAGACAGCAATGCTTTCTATACCTGAAGAGACACAAAACAGATACGGCATCACCTACGACATGCCAGTCGATATTGAAATTAAAATAGGTAAAAACTGGCTTGACACCGATGTCGTTCCCCTGTAGTATCATACTACACTCAACAACCCCTATCAGGAGATTTTAGGAAAATGACAGGGAACCTTACAACTATTGATACCGATATGGATCAACTCGTATCCGCCTTCAGCAATGATGACATGGATGCACTCATGAAGATGTCAGGACAGTCTGAGACTACCTCAAACAAAGGACTGCCTCGTCTTAACATCAACTATCAGGAAGAGTCCGAAGACGGTCACACCCTCAAGCGTGGCACTTGGAGACTTTCTGTAGAGGGTGAATTCCTTTACGCAGACGAAGTGTACATTCGTCCTATCCTTCGCACCTTCGAGTGGAGCATCTGGGATCAGGAAGAAGGAACCTTCGCTTCCAAGTCTGTCCAGAAGCCTACACTGTCGGGTGAATTCCCAGACAGCAGCGGCACAGACAAGTGTGGTCGTCTGCCACGGGATCAAGAGGAGACTCTTGCAAAGGATGATCCTGCATTCATCCGCTCTCGTAACGCTACCTGCAATCAAATCCTTTACGGTGTGATCGAAGGTAAGTTCACAAAGGCGGACGGCACAGAGGTAGATGTAGATAGCACACCTTTCGTCAGTTACTTCAAGAAGTCAGGCTTCATGCCGATGCGTAGCTTCATTGACGGTCTTGCAAAGCAGAGCAAGGTAATGCAGCGTTGCAATATCCTTCTGCGTACAGACAAGAAGAAGATGGGTGCCGCAAACTACTGGGTGCCTGTGCCTACCCTTGCGGGTCAGGTAGACATCACAGAGAACGACAAAGAACTGATGAAGGTCTTTGCCGAGATCGTGAAAGGTCACAACGAAAACATCATGAATCAACATCGTGATGCTGTTAAGATGGTAGCGTCAGACGAGATCATCGACCTTGCGGATGACTTTGAAGATGCTATTGCTTCTTAACATCCACGATTATTTGGATAAGGCAAGTCGGGGGGAACTAAAAAGCCCCCCGGCTAGTCTTGATGCCTTTGTAGAGGATTGTCGTTACGCCGTGTCCCGACAGTTGCAACGAGACAGGGGTGGCTACCGGATTCGTATGTCCGGTCTTGGTCGCCCTTTGTGTCAGCAGTTGATGGAGCGGGACGGTTACGAAGAGGAGATGGACTACAACTCTGTGGTTCGTTTCTTGTTTGGTGACATCACGGAAGCGATCATGATGCTTATCCTACGAGAGTCGGGTTGCAACATCGTTGACTTCCAGACAGAGGTAGACCTTGAACTTGATGGCGAAAAGATTCGTGGTACACTGGATGTTATTCTACAAGACGACACAGGTGTAAAGAAAGTCTGGGATATTAAGTCAGCAAGTGAGTGGTCGTTCAAGTACAAGTTTGGTGGTGGATATGACAAGCTAAAAGAAGGTGACCTCTTTGGCTACCTGATGCAGGGTCACCTGTATGCAGAGGCTATGGACATGCCTTTTGGCGGCTGGATCGTCATCAACAAGTCCAGCGGCGAAATAGCCGTTGTGGATGCACCAGAGTGGCAAGACCAAGATCGTAAAGAATACTTGGCGGATGCAAAGAAGCGCATCAAGAAGATTGTCAATCCTGAAACTAAAGTAACCAAGTTTCCATCCGAGTTCGAGATGTACAAGAAAGACGGTGTACCTACACGGACAGGAAACAAGTTGCTTGCAAAGCCGTGCACCTTCTGTGGATTCCGAAAGTACTGCTGGCCTAATGCCAAGTTACATCCAAAGGTAACCTCTGCAGCAAAGAACCCGCCAGAAGTTTGGTACGAAAAAGTTAAAGTAGCGAAGTTGTGATATGCCTGTTGTATCTACTAAGGAATACGAACTTTCGCTACTTGACATGAACGATAATGTGTTCTACGTTTATGTCAACTCCTTCATCGGTACGGGTGGGGGCAGACGGATCGTGACGCTTCGGCAGCACGAAAGAGGTCTGCCCCTTACTCTTCGGGAGAACTACACGGACAGCGGCGGACTTTCATCTGAAACAGAAGCCCGTGATATACCTCGCATCGAAAACGAATTTCAACAGATCAACAAGATTCTAGGAGAGGGTTGGATTGTATGTCTCCCGATATACCCGTTAACGGAAGAACTTACGCTACTCGAAAAACAGTCCCCGAAAGTGGGCGGCTACCTAAGAAAAAGATTAGAAACACTACAATCCAGATTCCAGAGGGCGGCCACAAACATATGAAAAAGAATGGTGGGTATCGATCCCAGTTTGAACTCCGGATAGCAAAAGTGTTGGCAGACAACAACGTCGAATTCACTTACGAACAAGAGCGGGTAGTTTTCGTACCCAAGCCTCGTACGTACACTCCTGACTTCTACATCCCCGAGACAGACATTTACATCGAAGTCAAAGGTCACTTCACAAAAGATGACCGTACAAAGATGCTTCTTGTAAAAGAACAAAACCCTGAACTTGATATTCGGATCGTGTTCATGAATGCACGTAACAAGATATACAAGGGTAGCAAAACAACCTACGGTGCATGGGCTGATCGTCACAAGTTCGACTGGTCAGAAGGCACTGTACCAAGAGAATGGATGAAGAAATGACAGACAAACCTATCGACTTTGAATCCCAGTTGGAGATAGCGTCATTGCTACCCAACCGTCATTACATCGTCCTGAAGCCTGTCGATGACGATAACTTTACTATGTCAGCTTATGATACCACACAAGTTGACGAAGACGATGAGTTCTTCGGACCTGCCTTTGTTGTGCAACACGGCCTGATTGCTATCTTGCGCGAACAAATCGAGTATGTTATTGAGAGGGGTATGGAAGCGTTAACCCACCAACACATCGCAGAGGCCATTGAGGAGTACGCCGAAGAGGACTCCAACGTTAAGAAGGTTGCCCAACGAGTCAAGGACGGCAACGTTGTTAAGGTAGATTTCGGGAGAGAACATTGACCCGCGAAGACTATGAATCCTACATGAAGCGTCGTCTTGAGGAAGAGCAGCCCAGTCTTTTTCCTGTAGATGACATGGTAAACAGCCCGCCCCACTACAACCAAGCAGGTATCGAGTGCCTCGACGCTATTCGTGCCGCTACCTTTGAAGGCTACGAGTTTTACTTGCAGGGTAACATCCTGAAGTACCTATGGCGTTATCGCTACAAGAACGGGGTAGAAGACCTGAAGAAGGCACAGTTCTACCTGAACAAACTTATCCTTGAGTGCGAGTCAGAAGAATGAACTGCTGGCACTGTAACACGGAACTAATCTGGGATTGCGACCACGACTTGGAAGACGAACTCTTCTATAGTATGGTTACAAACCTACATTGTCCCAACTGCAATTCGGTAGTTGACGTATATTATCCAAAAGAAACGGAAGGAAACGAAGATGAGTAACATGCTCCCCACCCCTTATCAACAGTTCATTCACAAGTCGCGGTATGCTCGCTGGCTTGACGGCGAACAGCGCAGAGAAGACTGGAGTGAGACCGTTGACCGCTATGTTGACTTTATGGTCAATCAGGTTCGCGGGAAGAATGACCACGAACTCGACGAGGAAATGGTCGATGAAATTCGCGAGGCTATCTTGAGCCTTGAGGTTATGCCGTCCATGCGGGCTATGATGACTGCTGGTCCGGCCCTTGCTCGGGACAACATCTGCGGCTACAACTGTAGCTACATTCCTGTAGACAGCCCTCGTTCGTTTGACGAGTGCATGTACATCTTGATGTGCGGCACGGGCGTTGGCTTCTCTGTTGAGCGGGAGAACGTGGACAAACTACCAATCATCAGCGAGAACTTTAACGACTCCAACACTATCATCAAGGTCACGGATTCCAAGCCGGGCTGGGCAAAGGCATTCCGCGAACTTCTCGGGCTGCTGTATCAAGGACAAGTGCCAAAGTGGGATGTCAGCGATGTACGCCCTGCAGGTGCGCGGCTGAAGACTATGGGCGGTAGAGCCTCTGGACCACAGCCTCTTGTTGACCTGTTCAACTTTGCTGTTGCTATGTTCAGAAAGGCAGCAGGGCGACGCTTGTATCCTATCGAAGCACACGACCTGATGTGCAAGGTGGGTGAGGTTGTGGTTGTTGGTGGCGTTCGTCGCTCCGCCCTCATCTCTCTCAGCAACCTGAACGATGACCAGATGGCACACGCCAAGTCCGGCCAGTGGTGGGAGAACGAAGGTCAAC